ATCTACACTTCCTGGTGGTCAAAATCTTGGAGAACTTGCTGATATTGAATATTTCCAAAAGAAATTATATCGTGCACTGAATGTTCCTGAGTCAAGAATTGCAGGATCTGGTGATGGATTTAATTTAGGTAGATCATCTGAAATTCAAAGAGACGAATTAAAATTCAACAAATTTGTTGGTCGTTTAAGAAAGAGATTTAGTAATGTATTCCTTGACCTTTTAAAGACACAACTAATTCTTAAAAATATTGTTACTCCACAAGACTGGGAGGTTCTATCTGAGCATATCCAGTTTGATTATTTAAAGGATAATCATTTCTCTGAACTAAAAGAGAATGAAATGATTACTTCTAGAGTAACATTAGCATCTCAAGTAGAACCATATTTGGGTAAGTATTATTCTGTTGAATATGTTAGACGCCATGTTCTTCGTCAGACTGATGAAGAAATTAGAGAAATTGATAAACAGATTGATCAAGAAATTGAGAGTGGACTTCTTCCAGATCCTAATGCTCCAGTGGATGAAATGGGTAATCCCATAGAAGGTGGAGGGGAAGAAGTTAACCCCGAAGGTGGGGAAATATAAATAAATATTAGGATTATAATTTTTATATAAAAATCAAACTATGAAACCTACTGCTGAACTAACTGATATGTTGACTGGCGGAACTTCTAATACAGAGGTTGCCGACAAGATCAAAGAGCTTTTGTACGCAAAAGCAGCTGAAAAAGTTGATGCTTTCCGTCCTCAAGTTGCCGATACTTTTTTTGGTGAACCAGAGGAAGAGGGTGAAACAAGTGCTGAGGTAGAAACTGAAGTTGGCGATGAATCCGAAACTCAAGTAGATGTCGAAGCAAGTGCGGAAACAGATACTGAAGAAACCGTAACCGATGAAGAGGAAAAAGAATGACTCAACGAGTTAATCTAATTGCAAATGAACAGGCATCGCCAACAACTGCAGGTACTGCAAGCAGTATCAGTAAAGCAACTTGTGTAAGACTTTATAATCAGACTGGTGCTGATGTTGTTGTTAATGTGAGTGCTACTGTTGGTGCAGCAAGCACAAATCAATTTACTATGGCAGCAGGTAGAACTGAATTTTTAGAAAAATTACCTACTGATGTTATTTTCACAAGTGGTGCGATTAAAGCAGCAAAGGTAGGATTTACAAACTAAGAACCATGAAACTAATTAGAGAAGAAATCGAAAATGTAGAAGTCGTAACTGAAGAAGTTGATGGCAAAAAGAAACTGCATATCGAAGGAGTTTTCCTACAGGGTGAAATCAAGAATCGCAATGGACGTATGTATCCAATGAGTGTTCTTGATAAAGAAGTATCACGTTACAACGAAGGGTTTGTAGCAAAAGGTCGTGCACTTGGAGAATTAGGACATCCTGATGGTCCTGTTGTAAACCTTGATCGTGTTTCTCATAAGATTACATCTCTTGTAAAAGAGGGTACAAACTATATTGGAAAGGCAAGAATACTTGATACCCCCATGGGAAAAATCGCATCTTCTCTTTTAGATGAAGGAGTGAAACTAGGTGTTTCATCTCGTGGTATTGGTTCTTTAGTCAAGCAAGAAAGTTGCAGTGTAGTCGGTGATGACTTCATCCTTGCAACTGCAGCTGATATAGTTGCAGATCCTTCTGCTCCTGATGCTTTTGTTAATGGAGTAATGGAAGGAAAAGAGTGGGTTTGGGAAGGTGGTTCTATTCGCGAAGCAGCTGCTGAACAAGCAAGAATTGCTATCGAGAATGCAGTAACCCAACGAGAATTAGAAGAACAAAAACTCTCAATGTTCAATAATTTCCTCTTAAATCTATAAACTCTATAAATAAGTATAGTTTAAAACAATTTTGTAACAATTTTTGTTTTTCTCTGAGAGTAAACAATGTCCGTTGGTAACCAATTAAAAGAAATGGCAGAAAATGTAGTAACCAAAGGGGCAACAACTGCAGATCCAATGCAGAAGACCCCCGATTATGTACCAGGTCATGGTCAAATAGAAGACCTTGGCGGTCCATCCCCCGATAACTACAAACCAGATGACGATTCAGCAAAGTTGAAGACACCATCTGCAGTTGTAGCAAAACCACCTGGAAAACCAGGTGCAAAGGCAGATCCAATGCCAAAAGCTCCAGACTATGCACCTGGTAAAGGTGGCGCTGATAGTTACAGCACTGGTAGTGGTAAGGCAAAGACTAAGGTTGAAGAGACCGAAGTTGAAGGTGATGTAGTCGAGGAAGAAAAAATCGACTCTACTGGAGATATTAATATCGACGTCACTGACGACATTGACGCAATGTTTAATGGTGAAGAACTCTCCGAGGAATTCAAAGGTAAAGCAGCAACAATTTTTGAAGCTGCTGTTCGTTCAAAAGTTAACGAACTTGCAGGGTCTATCGAAAAGCAGTATGCAGATGCAGCTGCTGAAGAAGTCACTGAGTTCAAAACTGAACTAACAGAAAGAATTGACAACTACCTTGAGTACGTTGCCAATGAATGGTTCAATTCTAATCAACTTGCAGTTGAGAATGGACTTAAGGCAGAAATGTCAGAGTCATTCCTTAAAGGAATGAAGACTCTATTTGAAGATCATTATGTATCCATCCCTGAAGATAAATATGATGTACTTGAGGCTATGAGCGTCAAGTTAGATGAAATGGAAACAAAACTCAACGAGCAGATTGAAGCTAACGTCACACTTCACTCAAAACTATCTGAGTCTACTAAGGCTGAGATCGTAAGTGAACTATCCCGTGGTTTAGCTGAATCTCAAAAAGATAAACTCGCCTCTCTTGCAGAAGGTGTTGAGTTTGAGAGTGAAAAACAATTTACTGAGAAGTTAACTACTATTAAAGAATCTTATTTCTCTAACGGTACAACTACTCAAATTAGTGATCAGGCAGAGGAACCCCAGTTGGATAAAGGGAATTCCGAAACAATGTCTGCTTACATCAGAGCACTTGGTAAGTATTCTGGAAAGTGATTTTAATATCATTAAAAACTCAAACATCTCACGCAAAACTCTACTAAAATGTTAGGCAATGCAAATTATCTAGAGGAGAAGTGGGCTCCTCTACTCGACGCTGAAGGCGTTGAGAAAATCTCAGACCCACATAGAAGAGCAGTTACTGCTGCTATTCTAGAGAACCAAGAGAAAGCACTTAAAGAAGAAGCAGGTTTACTTCAAGAAGCACCTACTTCTGGTTTTGGCGGTGCTCTTTCAGGTGGTGCAGACTTTAAAGGTGGTGCACTCACTTCTACTGGTTCACCCACCGCAGGTTTCGACCCAGTTTTAATTTCATTGATCAGAAGATCAATGCCAAACTTGGTTGCTTATGACCTTGCTGGTGTTCAACCAATGAACGGTCCTACAGGACTTATCTTCGCAATGAGATCTAAGTTCGTTAATGACGACGGTACACTAGGTAGCGAAGCATTATTCAACGAGCCAGATACAACCTTCTCTGGTTTATCAACCGCTAAGGGACAAACACTTGGTGCAGACTACACAGGTGCAACTGATGGTGCCCCTGCTGTTGGTTTCGGTACTACCGAGCAACAAGGTGCTAATCCTGGTCTTCTTACTCTTAACTCAGATGGCAAGAGCTACAACGTAGGTCAAGCAATGAGTACTGCTGAGGCAGAAGCACTTGGTGATGCTGGTAACGCTTTCCGCGAAATGTCATTCAGCATCGAGAAAGTTGCTGTTCAGGCACGTTCAAGAGCGTTAAAGGCAGAGTACAGTTTGGAACTAGCACAGGATCTCCGCGCTATTCATGGTTTAGATGCTGAGGCTGAATTAGCAAATATTCTCTCAACAGAGATACTTGCTGAAATCAACCGCGAAGTCATCAGAACCATCTATAAGTCTGCTGAGGCAGGTGCTCAGAACAACGTTGCAACCGCAGGTGCGTTTGACTTAGACGTTGACTCCAATGGTAGATGGTCAGTTGAGAAGTTCAAAGGTTTACTTTTCCAAATCGAGAGAGACGCTAACGCGATCGCACAAAGAACTCGTAGAGGAAAGGGTAACATAATCCTATGTTCTTCTGATGTTGCTTCTGCATTAACAATGGCTGGTGTTCTAGATTACACCCCTGCACTTAATGCTAACCTTAACGTTGATGACACTGGTAATACATTTGCTGGTACAATCAATGGTAAGTACAGAGTATTCATCGACCCATTCTCAGGTGGTCAGAACGCTTCTGGAGCTCAGTACTACGTTGTTGGTTACAAAGGTACTTCACCTTATGATGCTGGATTATTCTACTGTCCTTACGTTCCATTACAGATGGTAAGAGCAGTTGGAGAAAACACATTCCAACCAAAAATCGGGTTTAAGACTCGTTACGGTATGGTTTCTAACCCATTTGCTGAAGGCGACAATGCTGGTGCAGGTCGTATCTTCGCTGGTGTTAACAGATACTATAGACGTGTACGTGTTGACAACCTAATGTAAGCGAGATGCTTATATTACTTTTCAAAGAGAGTGCTTGACACTCTCTTTTTTTATGCTAAGATATTTTTGTACAGTCGGAAGACTACAAACAAAAAACTATCATGACTATTAGAATTCCCCATAGGGGTGTCTCATTTGCAGACAAAACATATATTGAAGAAAATTTACCAACACCAAAGGTTTATGCAGGTTGGAAATTTGATCGTTATGAATGGGTTAATCCATCAAAATTAAACACTAAACATAGTGGATTTACAGATAACTCTGTTCGTAGAGGTGGAACACCAGACACTGAATCCCTTGAAGAATTATTGAGTAGAGGATTAGATATTACAAAACTAACTATTTCTGTTTGTCCAAGAAATAATGTGATAAATGGATTTACTAGAGTTAAAAAATTAATAAAAATTGGATATCAAGAGTGGATAGTTGCTGTCTATGAAAAGGATGAAAGCACCAAGACAGAATTTCAAGATGCAATGTCTGATTATCTAGATGATATGAGACTAGGTGCTAATGAAGGGGATGGTTCAACACCTGCTACGACATATGATTTTATGGAGATTGGTATTAAACGTTTTGAAAATAGAACAGATAAATCATCTTTAGCTGTTTCACGTTGGGTAAATAGCATACCACATTCTTTTTCAAAAAAACAAGTTGAGGCAATTGCAAATCATGTTTGTAAATATCATAAAAGAAGTGGTGTTGTAGAAAAACTAGATCGTGAGAGTGCGGAAAAACTTATCAATAAACTTCATCCTGGTGCAGATCTTTTAAATACCAAATCATCAACTTACGCTAGTCGTATGTGGATTAAAATTATGAAAGCCACAATAAAAGGTGAACCTCCAATAGAGTTTGGTACTTTTCATAGTGATGCTACAACACATAAAGAAATTGATGATGGACGAACTGGTGCTGATAATTTCATTTTAGATTTCCATAAATCTACTTTAGATTATGCTGACGCATATTATAGAAATAAAAGGATTGGTTGGAAAAACTTAGGAGCATTACCTCAAAAGATAGGTGTTGAATCTAGTAATTCATTAATAAAATAATGTCAACATCTCCTAACACTAAATAATGTTACAGGAGGTAAAGACAAATGTTACACTTATTAGGCAGAGGAATAATGCCAGAATGGAATGAAGAGAAGCACGACAGAGATGAGGTCTTTGCTTTTCTGTGTTACCGTGGAACTCATTATGCCAAAACGGTTTACATAGATTTCGTAATGGAAGGTCCATCGACAGGTTGGTTTCTAAAAAATCCTAGAAAGGGGGAGTAGGCATTTCTTTTTGTTAAGAAATACCCGACTAAGTATAAATTTTTTAGTAAATAATAGTAGGGTTGGAGGAAAGAAAATGCACTAAAACTCCTGTATTATGTTGTTTAATTAATGGAGGAAAATGCATAATCTAATACCACGCAGTGAACTAGACTCGTGGCAACACTACAGTAGATCAAACGACGAAAAGATCGACGACTACTATGAATGTCTAGTTGAATGCGATTCAAGACAAAACGAATGCAAGCGAATATGTAGAGAAATTCTACAATAAATACAGGAGGTCAAGAGACCTCCTTTTTTTATGCAATGAAATATCTTACCCATCCTCTGACGATCTGTAACCTAATCATA